TATTATGTAATTATTCTGCTTTCTTAATCAGTTCGGTTATTTCTTTGTTAGACAACCGCACTCCCATAATTGTAGCGCCTTTGAATTTCTTTTGAATAGAATTTTTAGACGCTCCATCTTTGAGTAATTGAGATATTTCGTCTTTTAAATCCGATTCCGATTCATAGTTTAAAGTTTCTGATTCTTCAACTTCTGAATCTTCTGTTATTTCGTCTTCAACTTCCTTTTCCTGTTTCACCCTTTTTTGCCAGTCATCGGGAAATTGGGAAAAAAGATTTATTTTATTCGGGAATTTTAATAAGTATTTTTCTGCAAGTTCATCTGTTATGTTTTGATTTGAGAACTTGCAATCAAAAGTATTTACTAATACTCCATTCTTTAGTTTGTAATTTGATATCTCCATGTCATCTGCATTTAGGTCATTTTTTCTTATTTTTAACATAATATATACTATTGCGTCTGCATAAGCATTGCTGCAAGTCTTTGATAATATTTGTTTGTAATCGTTTTCATATATACTTCTAACTTCCTCTTTTTCAATGTACGACAGGTTATATCGCCTGTCGTACATTTTTTTAAGTTTATCATATAATATATCCACAACTAATTGTCTATTATCATAATTATACTACTAAGACAAAGTAGTTAAATCACTTAATCAGTAAGGGATTCAAACTTTTGTCTTGTTGTCGTATAATCAGTGTCAAATAAGAATAATGCAGATTTTGGAACGTTTGATTCCTGTAAGAGAATATTCCAACCCCCTTCTGTTTCTTCAGAGTATTTGTTGTTCTCTATAGTTTGCGCTCTTAACCCCTGATACCATCCCATAATTTGGAAAGTATCCTTTGCGCCTTTATTCTTATTTTCAAAAACAACTACAAACTGACCATTCGCCAGAGCGTCAAGTACCTTTGACGATAATTCGGGCGAGTTATCCATTATTGTAAATGCCAAATCGTTTACAAAAGTGTTACGATTTGTACCCACATTAAGAGTAGTTTGCGTGTTGTTGAAGGCTTGATTACCGTTTGCTTTTATCTTGAACCCTTTACGGGTTGATTTTAAAGCAAGTGTTTTGATGATATTTTTTTCAGTTGCATCAAACTCTGATACGGTGAAATCAATATCGTCCCTGTTGATAATAACGCCTTCCGATTCTATGCCTTTAGTTAATTCGCAGTTTAACTCAATATCCTTCTGAATGAGATAATCACATGTTGCCATATCAATAAGTTTTTAAGGTTGATTAATAGGCAAAAACTATGTTTTTTTCATCCCAAGTAAGAGTTCCTAAAGCGTCTTTTGAAAGGATATAGTTCATTTGCTCTTTCTTCTCAAACCAAGTTTCTAAAGACTGCAATTCCCCGTTAGATTCAAACCCTGCGATTAAAGAATCTTTTGAAGCGTAAACAACTCTGTAAGGGTTGTTATAACTTGCGCCGTTATTCTCAAATGTTTGGATGAGTTTATCCCACTCCGGCAGCGCGATGATTTGATGACCGTTGTACTCAATAGCCATCACATTAGGCCACCCGCTAAATATCGTATCCCACGCTTTTTCATTGCAGCAGCCGATATTCCTAATATCACGTCTTAATGCTTCAGCAAGGGCATAAGTTGCTAAAATAACCGTGTTATCCTTTTGTTTCAATTCAATCGGAGCGTCATCAATTATTTCATCAAATAAGTTGCGTGCTACATCTTTTACCCTTATTGCTGTTCTTTGTTTAGCATAAGTAGTTTCTGCATTTGCAGCAATGGTAATATGTTTCGTTGTACTTGCTGTTACTTCAGCATAGAGGCGTTTAAATAACCCATCATTTATTTTAAATAAATCAGGGTTAATACCATCTGTGATAGTTCCGCCATCATCAACGTTTTCTGCGTTTAAATCGCCAAACCAAATAAGCCGCCAAAGCATTTCCTGCATTGCCTTTTTCAAACGAGGCTCAACTACTACATCAATGTAGTCAGTATTAGTAAGGTCAGCAATATTATTTCCTGTATTGCGCGCCCATTTTGCTACTGTACCTTCAAGATCCATGTAGCACAATTTTTCAGCGATGTCGTACCTACCGAGTACCCATTGCTTTTCCGCAGCGGGGATTGGAGTTGCCTGGAAATTGATACCGCAACCGGCTGTTGGCAGTCCGATTGCTCCCATATCACCAAGCCAAGCCAAAAACTGACCATTTTTTATTCCAAAATCCATACTGATAATTTTTGAAAGTGCACCATACTTGATGCCTTCCAACCAAAGCAATTCACGTACACTCTGTGTTGCTTGATTATTGACTATTAAAGTCTCAATTTGTGGTATTCCTGTTGTTGCCATTTGTTTTATGTTTCAGGTTTATTGTTTAAAAAATAGTTAGGATTGATTTTTAATTTTCTCAAGCCTTTCTTCAACTGACGATCTTTTAGCAACCGGCTCTTTACTGTCAAGAGCGCTTTGTGATTGCACTCTTGCTGCAGGAACATAGTTACTTGACATCGCTTTCAATTTATCAATACCAATTTCTTTTACTTTGTTGAGAATGTCTCTTTCAGTATCGGAAATTGCATTTGTTTTAAGAGCGTTTAACTGCTCTTTCAGAGATTCGACTTCGGCTTTCAGAGCCTCTGTTTCTGCGTTAGTTTCAGTAGCGGCTTCGATTATTTCAGTAATCTCACCACCTTCAACTACGATTGTCTTACCGTCAGGCATTGAGTGTGTGCCATCGGGACTTGCCTTATCCCCGACTTGGGGATCTCCTTCCTCACGTTCAACTGTCAAAGTTGTGCCTTCCTGCGTAGTGAGTTCCATTGCTACAATGAGTTTTTTCTCCGCTTCGGCAATTGACTTTGTTTTAGTGAATGCGAGAATTTTGTCCAAAAAAGATTTTGGAACTTTGACTTCTTCTTTCATTTGTTTTATATTAAAAGTTTTATTATTTGTGCTCTCTGTTTTGATTGCAGTTATCGGAGCGACTATTGTTGAAATGAACCCAAGTTCTTTTGCTTGTTCCATATCAATAAATTTGTCCTCTTTCATTAATGCACGAATTGTAGTTTCATCCGCACCTGTGCGCTCTACATAGCAATCGACTATTTTATCAGTTTCGGATTGCATATTTTCCGATAATTTATTCAACTCCTCTGCTGTTAAATGACCATCTACATAACACATATAAGGATCGTGTATTAACAGTGAGGCGTTTGGGCGACCGTAGCGCCGCTCTTGTGGAGCTGCTAATAAGAGTATTGAAGCCATTGAGGCGCATTTACCCTCGATGGTTGCTGATATTTCTTTTCCTGAAGCACGGAGTTTGTCATAAATTGACCACCCTTCCATAACCTCACCACCCCTGCAATGAATTGAAATATCAATCTGATTATCGTCCTCCGCTATAGAATCAAGAAATGTTTCTATGCTATCATAAGAAATTCCGCTGTCAATACCTAACCACAATTTGAGAAATTGTCGTTCATCTTCGCTGACGATGTCTGAATTTATTTTAAGTTTTGCCATTGTTCTCAATAATTAATTGAGTGGCAAAATTATATCATAGTATAAAGCGTAGTATTTTTTATTTAATTAGTTATGTGTTTGTATCACATTGTTTATCTGCATATTGCAAAATATTAACTCCTAATTATAATTAGTATAACATTACAAGTCAATATTTTTCTCTAAAAGACCGATGATTTTGTAGATATGTGATTCAGATAAGAGAAATTTATCCGCAAGCCAGGTTATAGCATTTGTTTTTTTGTGCCCTTCTATATATACAAGTCTTGAGAAGTCGTTGTACAGGTCCCTGTATTGAATGTAATGAATCGGGAACTCCATCCTATGCAACTGTTCCAAAGGCTTTTCAAATATTTTTATCAATTCAATTGTTTTCATATATCATATTTTACTCATATTTTCTATTACTTGTACTCTGTGTTGCATTTCTCCTATTTCTGTAACTGCAACCTGCGGAGGCGGCATACTTTCAAATGCTCGTTTAAATATGCCTTCCAATGCCTGTTCGCCAAATAGTGCGTTGCTTGTTTCCTGTACTGCGATTGGAACGCCGCCCCCTATTTGATTTAATGATGAAAGTAAAGGGGCAAACATTTGAGTAGTTAATGCGGTCATTACAGATTCTCCATTTGACAAATAAGCGGGAATTTTATCTGACGTACCTGAACCTGAGCCTTCAACTAAGCCGCCCTGTGAAAATTTTGGGGCTTTTGGTTTTTGCTCTTTTGAAAGTAAACTTTTTGCTTTTGCAACGCTTCCCAGAATTGATGCTATCGTGGTGGCAATTGCTACAAGATTACCTGGAAATGGCATACTTTGAGCCGCAGAAATACCTTTTACAAGAGCCTCTGCTGTGCTTAGTCCAATGTTGAAAAGCGCCATTGCTTTAGCAAATTCTGCAAGTTCTTCATTATCCTCTGCAAATGCTTGAAACACTTCTGTAAATCCATCGCTTATCAATCTTGCGGCTTGTAATTGCATTTGTGTACTTTGCTGTAATGTTTTTTGGTGTTGCTTTTCGGCTGCTTGCATCCGTGCCTTGCTATCAAGTACCGCAAGTTCATAAGCAGTATTAGATTCAAATAGCGCTGCTTTTGTTTCAGCGTCCATTTGTAATAATTGTTCATATTCCGACTGCGCCTGATTTATTTTGATTTGAGATTCTTCAATAGAGCCTTCCATCACGGTATCTATTTTTTTACGCCACTCCAATTCAAATTCTTCCTGCGCTAATTTGTTGCCTTCTCTGATAGCTTTTATTTTGTCCTCAATTATTTTTGCTTGTTTTTCGGCTTCTTTTTGTATTTCTTCCTGCGAAATCTTATCAAGTTCCTGAAGTCTTTGCTTATCTAAATTTAAGATGGTTTGATTCATAGCGGATTTGGCTTCTGCGTTTAAATTTGAATCATCCTCTAATTTACGCTTTAAATCCTCAATTTGTCTGTCATAACTGTAATTAATTACTTGTCGTTGTTTTTCAGCAGATTCCTCAATAAGCGCTACGGCTGAATCTTGCATTTGCCTGATTGCGTCCCGTTGTGCGTTAGCCTGTTCTTTTGCGGCTTTTTGGCGGGCTTCTGCATTTGCCTGATTTAATTTGTTTGTATCTTCGATTTGCTGCTGACGGGCTTCTTGGCTCTTTAATTTTATATCTTCCATTATTGAGCCTTCTTCTTTTATTTTTTGAATTAAGTCAGATTGTTTTGCTTTTAATTCGTCTAATTTTTCAATCTCTTCATCATATTTTTTTTTCTTATTTCTAACGGAAACAGCAACCAAATTTTGTGCTTCAATGCTCTTTTTCAATAATTCAAGTTCTCCTTCAAGTAATCCTTTACGAATAAAAGCATTTTCATTTTGTTGTCTTAATATTTCATTTTCTGCTTTTATTTTTGCCTTTGTTATTTCTTCTTCAGTCGCACCAGATTCTTTTAATGCAAGTATTTTTTCGCGTAAATATTTGTTTGTCTCTGTGATATTGTTCTTTTCTTCATTGTTTCTATATTTTATAGCTTCTGCTACATCTCTTTGCGCTAATGCGTAATCTCTTGCTGCCTTTTCAGCATCTTTTTGTGCTTTTGCAGAATTTGAAAATAAACCAGGAAGTTTACCGAGCGCAGCTACTAAACCTGTAATTGCTACTATTATTAATCCTATTCCTAA